TTTAATAAATTTTCAAAGTGGATAGATGATTATGATGATTTTATTCAAGTGTCTCCAACTACTTACAAAGATAATGATTTGAAAGTAATAAAAGATGAGGAACCAAAGAGTGATTCTGGTTCATATCGAATGTATGTTAGAAAGGATGATAACATAGAATTTTTAATTAATTACAAAGATAAGGATATGATTTGGATAATTGATATTGAAGATACAGAAGACATATATAATTTGTTTGGTAAGGCAGGTAAGTTTCCTGCACAAATTGGAGAGAAGAGTCAACCTGATAAATTATTAGATAAAGGAGAAATAATATTTGGTGTTCAAAAGCATGGTTATCATGAATATAAAATCAATGGAGATAAATTCAAGACTAGACTACACTTTAGAGTGGTTCCTGTAAAGGATGAAGATAAATGGGTTGTATGGACTGGATTTAAACAGACGATGTTAGATTCAAAAGAAGACGAAGGCATATGGGATATTGCAAACGATAGGCATAAAAAGTTAGCCATGCAAATTGCCTAATGTCGCTGACTTCATATAGTCAAAAAGGAGAGGGGGATTGTGTCCGAACTAGGTTTAGTGAAAAGCGATACTAATGGTGACTTTAACATATTAAAATCAGATGATTTAATTATTGGTGGGTATGCTTCTATTGAAATTGTAGATAAACAAAATGACCTAATTACACTTGATGCACTTAATGAAGCAGTTAAGAAATATATGGAAGTCAAGAAATATAGAAATGTAATGTCTAACCATTCAAATGTTCAAGTCGGAGATGTTATAGAAAAATATCGAGATAAAAATGGACAAGTTCATAAAACACAAGTAGATGATGTAGGATTTTATGTTGTAATCAAATTAAGAGATGACATAGAAAAAGCAAAAGAAATTTCTAGAGGAATTAGAAAAGGAACATTACGCTCATTTAGTATAGGTGGACAAGCACTATCAAAAAGAAAGAAAACTAGCCCTGATATTGGCGAGTATAATGAAATAGATAAATTAGAACTCCATGAAGTCACAATTTGTGAAAAAGGAATAAACCCTGAAGCAAAATTTGACATTCTGAAGGAGGATAACGAAATGACCGAAAGATTGGAAAAAGCGTTGGAGGAACTTAACGACCTCATGAAGGAAGTTAATGACCTTAAGAAAGAAGAAGGGGCTGACCCTGATTTGGATGGTAATGCAGAACTATTATCAGAAGAGCCAGATGAAGCCTCCGTAGAAGCAATGGACACTGATGATGATTCATCAGATGCAGACGAAGACTCTGTAGAATCCATGAATAACTATGATGCAGAAACAAAGATGAGAAATGGGCCAGAAGGCCCGGTAGAACATGGATATGGTGAAGATTTAGCCGCAGGGAAAAAGCATTCACAAGCAGGACAAGTAGGACAACTATACAAGGAGTGGACTAATAATGATTTCTCTACTTTAGACCTATCTGTTGAGAATGTAGAAAAGGCGTATGACGCTTTCAAGGCAGAACAACTTGAAAAGATGGCTTACGATACTTTGAAGTCAAAGTTCGCTGAAAGGTTTGCTAGTGAACAAACTGTCCGAAAGGCTGATGTTGCACGAAGCGAGTATGACGCAAAGAATGAGGTTGAAACCCTAAAGGAGGAGTTCGCTTCTCTTCGTAAGAGTCTAACCGAACAATCAAATGAGATTGTTAAGGCTCAAACAATAGAGGTTCCCGATTTTGATGTTAATGAAATGTCGTGGGGAGACATTCATAATGTCATAGCAAAATTTGAGGAGTGAATAAAATGAGTTACATTAAGACAATGAAAGACTTAGAAGCCGCAACCTACGGAGTTCGTGGGGGAAGCGGTAATGCTTTGTTAAAGAGTGCAGGAGTTGTATCGTGGGGTTCTTCAGGAACAGGCCATGATACTGATGTTGCTGGTTTATCCGGTGCTTCAGGACTTGCTGACTTGTATAACAGGGCTTATGGACAGAAAGTATGGTCTATGCTTAACCAAGAGGTTAATGCTTTGGCTATGTTGGCTAAGAGACCTTATACGACCAGTGGATGGCGTGTATTGAAAAAGAGAGCAGAAGGTGGTTCAGGTTCAACCTTCGATGTTACATTAAGTGGCGCAGCAACATCTCGCGGTGTTGACGCTCCATCTGCTGATAATATCGGTGGTGTCGCTGAGAACGCATCTTTAGGAACTGGTAATGATATTCCGGCCATTACGCCAGAATACACAAAGTTATTCACCAGTCCAAAGACTGTGGCTCATTTGTTTGAGTTCTCAGAATTGGCTCTTGAGATGGCTAAGATTGATGACGGGGTGGGAGATTTACGCTCTTTAGTCCGTGAAGATATGGGAAAGCATCATGCTGAGGTTCAGAATAAGATGCTTCTTATGCCATTAGAAGCCTATGACCAAGTAATCACTGGTAGCGATAACCGAGTAAATATCAACAAGAATTACACTTCGTTGATGAAGGTTGTTGCTTCAAGTCAAGAAATGGAAGCAATGGTTGATGCGTCAATGTTGGATGATTCTACATCTAGCACTGGTGGTTTAACTGCTACTCTTAGCACCATTTATGGAGCAACAGACAGGCAATTAGTCAGCAACGCATATAATACATCATTCCTTGATGCTGAAGTAGATTTTGGTAGTGGATATGCAGCAGGTGATGCTCGCGTTCTAACGCTAACAGTCATTAATGACATGCTACGAAGACTACGAGAGAATGGCGGTTCGCCAAAGGTTATCTTAACTGGATATGATACTATTCAGCATCTAGGTGACTTGCTACAAGCACAAGAAAGGTTTATGGATAGAAAGGAAGTTATCCCTACTCATAATGGAGTGCGCGGTGTAAAGGGTAAAGAAGTCGGCTTTAGAGTTGCTACTTATTATGATATACCAATTATTCCATGTAAGGATATGCCTAAGACTGGAAATGGGTCTAACAAGTTAAGTGATATGCTTATCCTTGATACAGACCACCTTTGGATGAGTGTGTTAAAGCCAACCCAATACTTTGAGGATGGTATAGACCATGGAAATCCATTCGGTGTAGGAACACTAGGTAATCAGGCAATGTATCGAACAATTGCCGAAACTGGGTGTTCTTTCTTCAAGGGACAAGGTAAGATAACCAACCTAACGAGTGCATGAGGTGATTAAGTATGGCATTAGCATATACGGTAACAACGCTTGCTGACCACAAAGGCATTACTGCTCCTAAAGCAGTTGGTGACGAATATGTGGTTGATGCGGTAATTGATGTAACTTCCCATGTTGCAGCGGGAGCAGTTATTCCTGCTACGCAATTTGGGCTTTCAACTATCCATGCAGCGTGTATTACAGGACATGAAGGTGCAAATCATCGTTATCCTAATATCGAAACAACAACAGCGGGGGCTTATGAGTCCTCTAAATCAATAGCATTAATGTTCACATCATTAGATGGAACAAATGCTACAATTGCCGATGACGGTGATGTGACTTGTGCTGTGAGAGTTAGACTTTGGGGCAACCTTTGATTGTTATATGTGGCCTTTGACCCCTTAACGGGGTCATTGGTCACTAAATAAGTGTAAACATAGGTGATTAAGATGAGTAAAATAGAATTAAGTAGTAAGGGTTTTCCAGTAGTATTATCAACAAAATCTCACGCAAAGGTGGTTTTTGGAGAAAGTATTGAGATTGACCCAAAAGAAGCATTAGTTTATTTAGGTGATAATAGATTTAAAATAACTTTTGATGCTTTAGATAAGAAAATCCTCAAGACTTGCAATGAACATCAGACAGCATGGCTTCGTAAAGAATTCAATGTAAAGGGTGATATTGATAAAGTGTTAAGGAAAATGTTCCCAGAAGTTAATACAATTAAAAAGGTTATGAAACCTATATTAAAAGAAAGGACAGAAGAATCAAAAAAGCCTAAGATTGCCAAAGAACCTAAGAAGGAAACGGCGGGTTAATATGCGTATCCCATCTTGGAGCATCCGAAGGAGAACTTAGTTATGTCTGGTGGATGCAATAATACAGGTGTTTTAACTGTTTCAGGAAGTGGAACAGCATCAACTCAAGCCATTACTGGCCGTATTAGAATACAATCTATTAAGGTTAATAATGATGCAGCAGTAGATAAAACAGTAACTTTCTATGATGGAACAGCAAACAGTGCAACAAAGATAGCAGAAGTCCATGTAGGTGCAGTAAATCAAAATATTGATTACGACATGCATGGTTCAATTGCTATTAATGGTGTATTTGTTGAAGTTTCAGGTAGTGGGAGTAATAGTGGGGTAAGTTTCTCGGTTCAATACTTTTGAGGGATAAAATGCCAGCACTAGAAAAAGACACAAAACTCGTAATGACGATATTATTCGTTGGCGCGATTAGCGGAACTAATGTTTACTTTTACGGTAAATATGGTAGTATGATTGCTTTTAATGAATATGCCCATGCTTTGATATTTGGGTTAATGACTATTGGAGCAATATTAGCAATGAAAGCAATATTTGATTTAGCATTAAATGATAAAATTGAAATGTTTTTAGTAGATAGAAGAATAGGAGCATACTGGGCTAAAAAGCAAAGAGATGCTGAACAGAGGGAAAAAATTCGTCAAAGTATGAATTCATATAACCCTGTGCAACCACAATATATGCCTATTCCTCCACCTCCAAGACAAGAGGAGCCGAGAGTTCCCGCTTCGTTTTTGGCTCAAATTGAGTAGTGAGGCAAATGCTTGAAGCAATTACAATGGGCTTTGATGAAACTACATTAGCGTATGACTTACAAAGAGCACATTCGGCTGATGTATGGTTTCTTAGGGCTAGATATTTTTTTTGGGGGACAATATCTACAATTGTAGGCTTTCTTGTTGGACACGCATTACCCTTAATGGGAGTAAATATGTATAAAGAAACATGGGAGGGCTTCTGGAATTTTTGGCACCATTTAGTAGGATGATATTATGTCTGTAATGACAGGCTTTGTTATCATCATGGCTGAAAAATTGGGTCATTTTTGGAGAAAAGTTCACGCTATTCCTTTTGGAGTATATGGCGCAACAAAAGTAGGAAAAACAACATTGCATCATCAAATGAGAACAAGAGGAGAAGTTCCAGATATTAAGAATAGAACTGTTGGAAGAGGCAGGGCTACCAGAAAGACTATTAAAATTGATGGAGACCAACATACAATCAAAACAGCAGATGTAGGAGGAGAAACACTTTATTGGGGCGAATGGCTTAAAGATATGAGAACCCGCAAAGTAAAATACATTATATTCATGATAGATGATAGACACATGGATAAACATTATGATATAGAACAACAGTTATGTTGGAGTTTTTTAGTTGATTCAATATGTTCTCCTTATTGGGATGCAATAAATAAAAGGAAAAGAAAAAAAGCACATGA